TGAAAGCGAGAATACTTGTAACCCTATTGCTGGGAGCCATGCTTATTGCAGGCTGTAGCACCACAGCATGGTACCAGGGAGGCAAAACGCTGGCCGAGGCTTCAAGTGACTGTGAGCAGTGCAAGTACGATGTAATGAAACACCATAATCCATACTCAAAGCCACAGAGCCAAATGGGTTATTTCGTAGGAACGGACACAGAAATGTTGATGCAGTGTATGAAACTGCGTGGCTACGTCTGGACGGATGTTACCGATGCAGTAAAGAATGGGCAATTGTGGATCCAGAAAAACAGCTTTGACCCTTGGTATACTGTGGCGGGAGAATGAACGTCAAATAAAACCCAGGCCACGCGCCAGAATCAAATCCTACGCACGCAGCAGCCTCGTGGCTGGGCGATCTCGGATTAAAGGTAGGTTCGGGGCGGGCAGCGTCTCAAACCGCCCGCCCCTCCTGAGTAATAAAGAAAGGAATCTACAAATCTTACGGCACAGTGAGGTCCCCGCTTGCACCACTCTGTGCATCAGCCTGGCCCTTCAAGCTCAAATTCTCCATTGTAATCGCCCCGGACGCCCCGCTTTCAGCAACCACAAAACCCTCAAGGCTAAACACCTTTAACTCTCCGCTTGCATTTGAGAATACATAAACCGAGCCTTCTAACGGTATTATCTTTGATAATGTCCCTGACGCCGAGCTAACAGCAGCAGCCGTGCCGGCCAGCGAAACCTGCCGCTTAACCGTGATATCGTAAATTTGCCAGCTATCGTAACCGTCACGAACGGCATAGAGCTGGAAGCGTAGCTGTGTCTGTTGGCTGCCGCAATCGGCTATCTCCGTCGCGGTCGTATAAGTGTACGTTACGCCCGTCAAGCCTGTCACTGTGGTTTGCAGCGTATCGCCCGAGTCATAGATTTTGATTGTGTACGTGACGCTGGTTTCCGGGCCGATGCTCACGTTCTCATGCTCGATGATCGATTGCGTCTGCTGCGTCCGGTCCCTGTGCGTCCACGTCAAAGTCGGCTCGCCTGAAAACTCGCTCGGATAGCTGAGACTGTTGATCTTGAAGTTGCCAGGCGGATACGGCCTAATCATCCTGCTATCGAACGCAGTTGCGTTGTCTATCGGGGCAGAGCCTTCTTCCAACTGCCCGAGCGCCGTCCGCGGCAACACCTTCGCTCCAGGCTGATCCGTTGCGGTGTATTCCTCGCTAACGAGAAAGGACAAAGAGCCTACAAACCAGATTCTGTCATCCGCCGAATGAGAATCCGGCACAGTATCGAGTACGCCCCTTGCTACTGTGACCGATAGAGTTTCCAAGTCATCGTCATAATCGACCACCAAAACCTTTACCAATTCATCGTTTATCTGGGCATAAGTGCCGACGACAATCAGCTCTGGATTTTCGTAATCGTTAAGGTCAATCTCGACATCCACGGCGTTCATCGGCACGACCGCATCGATTGTTGCTGTCGGCGTGAAACCTCCACGCCCTTCCGACTCAAAATCTGCCGTTAAACTGTCCCTGACGAGCAGCTCAAAATCAAAGGTGTCATCGCTCGGAATAGTTGCGCATGCAATCAAATAACCGGCATCGTCATCGAGGGCCTGCGCCAAGCTGACACCCATGCTTTTAGCCAGTACCCAGAACGGAGCCTCGATAAGCAGCCTGTAAGGAGCAACAGCCGGCTCGGATTCCGGATCGCTCCAGCCAGTGTCCGGTGGAGCTGCAAAGATAGCGCTCTGCATTGCAAACACATCCTGTACGCAATCATAAATGACATACCCATCTTCCAGCTTGCCGTAATTCGCATTGATGACCCGGACAACCATAGACACAATCTTGGCTTTTGACCAGGAAAGCTTGAATACGCTAAGCGGTCTGAGCGTTGCCATTGTCCTTTTGCCCTTGATCTTCATCAGGGCCGGCATTGCGTGAATTTTTCTACCTTCCCTTGCCGCGACCTTGCCGCCCAGGGCAGTTTTCGTTATCGCCAAAAAGTCCATATCGGCAGTAACGCTCTTTCCGCCCTGAATCTCCATAACCGCCATGTCCTGATATGGTATCGGGGTGGTTGTATTATTGATAATATCGGTGATCCGCACATTTACCCGATCCGGCACGTTGCCATCATAAAGCGGCTGAACGTAATCATAAACCTCGTATATATCGCTTTCATCGTATGTGTCCAGATCGTCAACAACGTAATCGTCACGCGCAAGTACCGGGACATACATGCCGGTCTCGGGATCCTGATAAACCTTGCCGTCTATGTGTCGCTCCACGTCGCTTATAAGTGCATCCAAATCCTCATTTGGTTCATCCCAAAGACGTGACAGCCCGAAACCTTCGGCATACAAAGCATCTGCAAATGCCTGCCAGACAGTCTCATTAAACAAGCTGGTCGATTCCCCCGATCCCCACTCCGTATTCGTGTAGCATTCTCGCAGGAAATGAGCGGGATTAAGGTCGTTGCTGATATCGGCTTTTGCGATATACCATTGCGGTGAGCCGTCGCCGAGCAAATCAGTTCTTTTTGGCAGGAAGGCCCAATTTCGCGGATAGGGACTCGTGCCAATATCAACCCGCTTCAATACAACGCTTACCAGACCTCTCGAAGCTGATATGTTCGAGCCAAGCCTGTCTGCAAGATATGAATCGACCGCTTGAGTAGATTCACCATATAATATATGTATGCGACCATCAATACCTCCGCCCTTTTCCGGACCTCCGAAAAAAGCATCATGGTCTATATCTATATTGGTAACATCGTCAGCAGCTAATTGAGTTCGACTTCCCGTGTTCGGCCAAAGGATTTTATCGCCTACCCATATTTGCTTGATCCCGTCAATAGGGCCGTGGCACAATTTGAAGTGAATCCCGACTCTGTATCTATAACCTTTTACGTACCAATCCTTCTTTTTGTTGCCGAAGTCCTTATATGATACCCAGTCCAATATCTCAATAGTCCAAACATGGCCCCACCATGCTATCTTCGGATTAGATATGCGCTTCGGCATCCCGAACACGACACCAAAAGTTGCACCTTCCTTGATTGTGGGAACCTCAAAATCGTTAGGCTCGGCGCTCGGAGGGTCTGGTCTTTTCTTGGTTGCCTCTGATATCGCCCAGGAGATTGCGGCTGAAACTGTCGCCAAGAACAGATAGTAAATGATGTCATCTATCAAAGCTACTGCAAGTATGGCTCCCATCAGACTAATGGATCCCCAATAAATGGATTTCTGTTCGGCAGATGCTCATCTCCGCCGAAGTTTATCTTGTTCGAGAATATGGTGTCACAGGTTGTCGGCGTGCGGTCACAACCCGCATAAGCTCTAAAGTTGTCGCCGGCCAACATGCCCGGGATCGTCCTCGTTATCGTAACATCATTGCCGGTGTGGTCTGTAATCATCCTGCTTACATTTCCAACGATAATTTTACCGCCCCAAAACCAGTCGTTTGCTTTAGTACCAAACGTTGTGCTTGTAATAACCAGGCCGCTTATCGAGTCGATTGTCCCTTCGACCTTAAATGATTCGGAGTTCACCCCGCAGGCAGCCCCATAGAGACTATGATCGCACAGCCTTTGAAACTTCCTGCGCTTGCCCTTACTGACGACGCCCGAGATTGCAGGGTCGGCTCTTACCGTAGGAATCCAGTTCTTGTCAAATTTTACCGATGAAACGATCCCCCGCCAGAACGTGACCACATTGCCCTCGTGCCCGCGATATACAATCACCGTCGCCTTTCCTTCACGCGGCCCTGCTACATATTGCATGGCAAAAGCATTGTTATATCCGAGCGTGAACGTCATGGAATTCTTTTTGGCGGATCCGGTCATCTTATGCTCGGACCTTTTGCATGGCTCAGGATAGTACGTGTGGCTCATATACTCCTGTTCTGTGCTTGCCGATGTTATCCTATACCGCGTTCCATCAGGGTCTGCGAATTCGTAGAACTCTACAGGCTTACCGGAAGCTACGCTCTGTTCTGAGGATTCGTATGTCATTCCTTCACCGCCTGCAATACGGCATTGCAGCTCATTTCGTGTGCCTTATTCCAGATGAACTCGATCCCATCCTCTGAAGGTCTTAGTTTATCAAGCCAAGATATGACACAATCGCCCGGATCCACCGCCAAGCCCAGGTCACTGTCGATTGATATGATTTCCTCTGTCCCGGACTTCGTAATCCCCGTGACTTCTCTGTATAGCTGCGTGCCATCCGGGAATATAAAAGCCAGGTCCATCCTCAAATCATTCACGCCCATGTTGTCGGCAAGCCCGATGTTCTCGATATTGAAACTCGTATCCGAGGCGCCGAAGCTCTGGGCAAGGACCATGTCATCTTTATGTGTTGCTACATAAAACGTCCCTATCTGACCGAGCAATGAATGAATGAACTTGCGGAAATCCCAACAGGCGGCCTTGGTGTCCTTGTAGAACAAATGAGATTGCAAAAAGATATTGAAATCGCTGTCGGAGAAATAGTCAAAGTCGCCCGTCTTGCAGTCCACCAGATAAGTGTCACCATCAGACGACTTGCTTTGCGTCGGATTGACCGCAGTAGCTTCCGTCAGGACAGGCAGACTCTTGTAAGTCGTCTCCGGCGTGAAGCCCGTCAGCAGGATATTGTCCTTAACGGCAAATGACAAATCAATGACAGCCAGGCCGGACGAATGACCTTTCCGTTTACTCATGGCGTCCATCTGTGCGGTCCTGACCGGCATTATCAGCTTTGACCCGGTGAACGTATTTTGGACGGGAGTTGCCAGCGTCAGGCTTCCTGCAGCAACCGTATCAATCTGGACAACTTCGCAACTATCCTCCGACTTCCAGACTAAAGCAAGACTGTCATCCCTGAAATCAGCGTTTGTAGTATCGACAGTGATTGTTGTGTCATCGGCCGTAATCGTCGCGGTATGCACAACCAGCTCCGGCCATACGGGAAGCCCCCAGCTCCTTTTCTGCCATGCGAACAATTTCGCATCGAGTCTCGCTTGCTGCTTTTCGCTTTCCATCATAACCGGAAACTTAAAGCCTTGCCGCGGCACCTGCCGTATTGCTATTCTCTGCTCTGAGCCATCGTTGCTCAATAACACGTCTGTCAGAAACCCCAGCTTTTCTTTGACGGGCTGCTGAGGTCTCCACGGAAACAGAGCCAGCCGTGTACCGGATACAACAACCACAACATCGTTGGCCGCCGTAAAATCGAAAGTGATCGAACCCTCGAACGTCGGGCTGCCTTCGACCGGAACATCTATATCGAACGTTGTGTATCCCAGGCCGTTTAGCTCAAATGGAGTTGACAGGCCGGTCAAATCCCATTCATCGCCGTTCACCTCGACGATCTGTGAGCACGTCTTTGGCACAAAGTGGGCGTTCCACACAAAAATCTCATCGGTTATCAACGTCACTATCGCTCCGAAGTGGTGTGAGTGAGGTTCTACGTGGATCCGGTTGTAAAAGTCATCGACAAACGAAGTGACCAGGTGGGCATCCTGTCCGTGCTCGCGCATCGAGACGGGCAGTTGGCTTGCATGATCCCCGGAATCGGCCTGGCTTACATCTTCCAAATCGCAGACGCTAAGAAACGCCGGCGAATTACTGACGATAGTGTCCGAGCAGAACCGCAGCGAATCCAGCAGTATGTCATCCGAGATTGTTCCATTGAAATCAGCCATCGTATTTAGGTGACTTTCTTAACCGCAAACCCCATCCGAGCATCCGCATCGGATTTGCTGTGACCCGGAAATACCATCCAGACATCGGAACCTAACGTGTATTCCTCGGCCGGATCGTAGTAATAGCAATTCAACATACGGATACTCTTAGGCCAGCCGAGCAGCGAGTAGTTGCCGCTTGTCCTCTTGCCCAGAATATAAATCGGAACCATCGGGGCAAGTCCGTTGTAGTGGTTCGGAGCCCGGCTTATAAAAAAGCTGTTAATAGTATTCCAGTCACGAGGGGCATAAACAGCGCCATTAGGCGTCAATCCTGGGAATATCATTTCAAACGCATAAGTTTCGGTTTTGCTCCCTAATGCCCCGCTTGCTCTCCATGCTGTTATGCTATCTGCATTGTGATAAACAGCACCGTTACCATATTCTTCGCCGGAGTTTTCGCTATTCAGACAGAAAAACTTCGTCATGTCAGTGCCTTCATAAAGCAATTGATAGCTGGGCCTATATCCATTAAGCGAAGCAGCCACAAACTGCCCGCCCGTATAACTGCCCTGCTTTTCCAGCAAGCCGAACGATATCCACTGGAACTTTCCGGACTGATACTCCACACAAACAACAACCGTGTCACCATCCTGGTAGAAATAGTAGGCCGGAATTGACGTTGTTGACAATTCTGTAATCGCCGCACCCCAACTGCCACCCGTGCTTTGCATGTAACCGGGCTGTTTGTCCCACGTATTCGCTCCGCTGTATCCGGTCGAACCGTTGATAGCTAAACCTGTTATTTCGCCGTAATACTTGCCGCCTTGCTGGGTAGCACTTCCGTAGTGATCCTCAAAAGGAATCCCTCGAACCGTACTTCTTAAATTGAAATACATCACCGTACTGTCGCCGGCAGTCTTTTGGATGTGCAGCCGTTTTCCCGAGCCATCTAATCCTGACCACGACTCGTATGTCGTATTGTCGGTAGCCCAACTATTGACCGACCAGCCGTTTGCGGCGAGCCATGTCCACAACTTGTCAAGCAAGTTATCCGGCCCCGTTGCCGTCCCTGTCTCATACGCCATAATATATCACTCCAATTTCAGAGCGCAATAATCGTTTGTCCCTGACCGGAAACAATTCTGAAAGACGATATAGTCCGTGCCGCTTATCGTTATTTTATCCTCGGCGGCAAGCTGCTCACCAGGCACGGCATAGATTCCTGGCAGTTCACCGTAAAAGTTATTGTTGGGACTGTTGCCGACAACAATAATGGGAAACAATGGATAACTGCCATCAAGATTAAAAGTCAATTTGTCCCACCACATATTCTCGTCATAACTCGTTGCCGCATAATCACTGTGCATGTAAGCCCAGACGCCGACTCCGGAAACATCTTCAGTTACTTCACTTGACCAGTTATTCACATCGAGCCAGCTACCGTGCAGGATTTTCAAAGCCGCATCGTCGCCGTCTGATTCGCCTCTCGGATCGAAAAATGCGGCGTGCTTACTATCAATACTACTC